AACAAAGGAACTAACTAAATGTTTAAAACTACACTACTCGCAGCCGTCACTTTCCTCGCGGTATCAACACAGGCACAAGCGGATGTAAGTTTTTGTGTAACTATGTCTGAAGCAATTGGGTCTCTGGCTGAACTTCGTGACTCAGGGTTTACAGCAGGACAGTCCCTTCAAGTTATGCTTGAGAACGGTCTCGACGCAGATACGGCAACAGAACTCCTTAACCTAGTTTACATTGGGGCTAAAGACTTTGCCCCGCAAGACCTTGAGGACGCCTCTTTAGCTCTCTGCTTGCAAGACCTAAGCTAACACTAACAACTAAACCACTAATAATACCCGCCACTAAGGAGATATATAATGGCTGACGTAGACTTCACTGGAACCTCAATGTTCGCTAAGGTTTTTGAGCATAACCGCGATATGGGTCAAAACCTACAAGACGGTGATCAGAAGGACAAAATCCTAGCAGAGCAAGGTCACTACGTAATGAACGTAATGATCACCCCAGAGACTAAGAAGCAGATGATTGCCGCTGGTGTACCTAACAAAGGTATGGTCGGTCAACTGTTCAAAGAGGATGACGAAGGGAACCTGTACTACAAGTGCAAACGTCCACACTTTAACCCTCGTATCAACAAGGGCGAAGGTGAAATCATGGGCGCTCCTGTGGTGTTGAATGTAGACAGCGAAGACTGGAACCCAGATGTTCTCATCGGTAACGGTTCTGAGGTCAAGGTTCGGCTGGATGTGTGGGATGGCAAGATCGTTACTCTGGTTGCAGTACGTGTCCTTAATCTCGAAGAGTACGTACCAAACAAAAACAGCCTCGCAGGCTTCTAAGTAAACTCAGGGGTCAGCTACGGTTGGCCCCTTACTTAACCAAAGGATAAACAAATGTTCGAAGAGAAATTCACACTTATGTACAAATCGAACGGTACTGTAGTTGTTCGTGAGTTCACAGCAGAAGACTTGTGGGAACTATCGCATAACATGCTTCAGTTCACTCGCAGTGTAGGCTATGATTACGTAGATATGCTTGAGTTCAGCACACCAGATGGCGACATTTATCGTGCGGAGGTACTAGACGATTGACTAATGTACTCGTAGACGCAGACATCATTGCCTATCGTGCAGCTTTCTCAGCAAAGGATGAACCAGAGAAACAAGCGCGTCAGAAGGTAGACGACATCTGTAGTGGGATCATGTACGACTGTTTCTATCCTATTAACTACACTCTAGGGCAGAACACATGGTTCTATCTCACAGGCTCAGGTAACTTCCGTAAAGACCTAGCTACTATCAAGGTCTACAAAGGACAGAGGCCCCCTAAGCCAGAACACCTGCCAGCCACCAGAGACCAACTTGTGCAACAGTGGGGTGCAGAGATAGTAGAAGGACAAGAAGCAGATGATGCTATAGGTATCAAAGCAACAGACTTGCATGGGGACTGCACTATCGTCTCTATCGACAAGGACTTGCTTATGATTCCCGGTACGCATTATAACTTCGTGAAGAAAGAGTGGACAGAGGTAAGTCAAGAGAAAGGGGACTACTTCTTCTACAAGCAACTTCTAACAGGAGACCAAGTGGATAACATTCAAGGTGTACCGGGTATTGGCCCTAAGAAAGCTGAGAAGGCTTACGAAGGGTGTACTACAGTGCAGGAGATGTACGCTAAGGCACTAGAGATGTACAAAGGGGATGCTGATGCTCTCCTAGAGAACGCTAGGCTCTTGTGGTTGCGTAGGTATGAGGGTGAAATGTGGGAGCCTCCTATTGAGTAGCAAAAGAAAGGCAGCACAACTAAAGTATGGGGTACGCTCAGGTCTTGAGGCTGACAACTGCAAGCACCTAGAAGACAAAGGTATCCCATACGAATATGAGAAGCACAAGATCAAGTGGGAGGATCACCAGTGGCGGTCCTATACACCTGACTTTGTGCTAGATAGTAACGGTATCATCGTAGAAACTAAAGGGCGGTTCGTACCCGCAGATAGACGAAAGCACCTGAAGGTTAGGGAGCAGTACCCTAAGTTGGACATTAGGTTCGTGTTTACTAATGCGAACACTAAGATCAACAAAGGTAGTAAGACCTCCTATGCTGATTGGTGTGAGCGTCATGGGTTCCTATATGCTAACAAGTTCATTCCGGATGAATGGCTTGAGGAACCTGAAGTTGAGATGAGAATTGAGGAGACTAAGGAATGACTAAGCTTATTGAACTGCTAGAGACTAACAACATCAACCCAGAGGACGCTATGTTCGCCTTGAGTGTCTACCTGCAAGATCAGCAAGAGGAGGTAGTTGAGTATGACTAAAGACATCCTAGTATTCAGTTGTGCGCACACGGCACCTGAAGTAAGTAACGAACGGTTTGATTGGCTAGGCCAGTACATTGCGGATGTTAAACCTGATATGGTTATTGACTTAGGTGATGGTGCAGATATGTGCAGCCTGAATAGCTTTGACACTCGTTATCCTCAGGCTGTAGTAATGCAGAACTACGGTGACGACATCAACCACTACAACGAAGCTCAAGATCGACTGCGCGCACCATACAAGAAGCTCAAGCGTAAGAAACTGCACTGGGTAGGATTTGAGGGGAACCATGAGAACAGGGTCAAAAAGGCTATTAAAGAGAATCCCCGAAACGAAGATCGCACGGGACAAGGCTACGGGATTTCCTTCGGGCATCTTCAAACAGACCTCTGGTTCGATGACTACCACGAATACTACAATAGCGCCCCCGCAATCGCTAACTACTGTGGTGTTGACTTTGCTCATTACTTTAGTTCTGGGAACCTTGGTACAGCTACTTCTGGTATTCACCATGCTTATTCCGTCATCAACAACCGTCATAATTCTTCTGTGTGCGGCCACAGTCATAAGCGTGATGTGTACTTTAAGGATGGCGCTAATAGTATCGGGATGGTGGTTGGCTGCTACAAAGGACATGAGGAAAGCTGGGCGGGTCAAGCGAACCGAGACTGGTGGAATGGTGTAGTCCTGATGAAAGGGGTTGACAACGGTATGTTTGAGCCTATGTTTGTGTCTATGGATATGCTTGAGAAGGAGTACGGGGATGGATAACGTAAACAGCCCTAGCCACTACAATCAAGCGGGTATTGAATGTATTGATGCTATTAAGGCTTCTCTTGAGGGTGGTTATCAAGACTACTGCAAGGGTAACGTAATGAAGTATCTGTGGAGGTACAAATACAAGAACGGCATTGAGGACTTGAAGAAGGCTCAGTGGTATCTCAACTTTATGGTAGAAAGCGTAGCTTTGGAAGAAAGTATGGAAAACAAATGACTCTAGAAATAATCTTCATGGCTTTGACCTTGACTATTCTTGTGTTCATCGCATATCTTCAGTTCAAGACTTATGTTGTAACTCAAGTTACTCTTGTAGGTCTTGTAGACTTCCTGCAATCACTAGAGGATCAAGATTATGGGGAAACGCAGCAATTTCACTAGGGTTGAACGTGACTTCTACCCAACACCCGTCAAAGCTGTAGAACCTCTGATTGACCACCTGCCACTAGAGGGTTTCACTTACATAGAACCTTGTGCTGGAGACGGTCGTCTTGTGAACCACATCTCAAAGCTTACAGAAGGCTCCGGGGTGTGCGTCTACAAGAGTGACATTGAACCTAGAGCGCCTGACATCAAGACTAATGACGCTCTAAGTGTAATGGCTGTAGATGAGGTGGACTTCTGTATTACTAACCCGCCATGGGACAGAAAGTTCTTGCATCCGTTCATTGAGTGGTATACAACACAGATGCCTACTTGGTTATTGTTTGATGCCGATTGGATGCACACTAAGCAGTCAGCAGCTTCTATGACGTACTGCAAGAAGGTTGTATCTGTAGGTAGGGTCAAGTGGATCGAAGACAGTAAGAGTGTAGGTAAGGATAACTGTTGTTGGTACTTGTTTGACTATGAGCATACAGGGCCAACTGAATTTTATGGGAGACTAATGTGAAAGAATATACAGTAAAAGTTCACACTAATGGCACTAAGTTTTGGCACTTGAACGGTAAGCTACACCGAGAAGATGGTCCTGCTATTGAGTGCGCTGATGGCACTAAGTTTTGGCACTTGAACGGTAAAAGGGTAACTGAAGAGGAAGTTATAGGTTTTAGTAAAGACTACCTTTCCTTCGTAGAGTCTATGACCTTAACTCATGGTAGGGACCGTCTGGCTGAGAACACACTAGGTCTCGTTGGTGAGGCTGGGGAGGTAGCTGAGAAGATTAAGAAGTTCTTCAGGGATAACACTCTAGACGAAGCATCTATCCAGAAGGAACTAGGGGATGTGATCTTCTACTGGTATGCTCTTCATGGGGCTTTGGGTTTAGACCCACAGGAGACTATAGATAAGAACGTAGAGAAACTGTCTTCACGTAAGGAACGTGGGACATTGCGAGGAAATGGAGATGAGAGATGACTTGGTTTTGGAGATACGTGAACTACCTAGCTACATGGCGGGAACACCGGGAGGCTATTAAGCATCTTAACCGGATGACTGACCGGGAGCTACGAGACATCGGTATGACACGAGGCGACATCGACCGTCTTGTGTGGTTGCCAGCAGATAAACAAGAACGAGGAGAACTTGAATGAACAACAACAACGTACTACCAACTGACTATCAGCGGTTCATTGCGCTATCTCGTTATGCTAAGTGGCTAGACGACGAAGGACGCCGTGAGACATTCGAGGAGACTGTAGATCGGTATGTGATGAACGTGGTTGAGGACAAGATTGCAGATGCCTCAGACCCTATCAACGAAGAGCTACGGCACGCAATACTAGACCTTGCGGTTATGCCTTCCATGCGTTCCCTTATGACAGCAGGGCCAGCAGCTAACCGTGACAACACTTGTATGTACAACTGTAGTTACCTGCCAGTAGATGACCCTAAGTCCTTCGATGAGGCTATGTTCATCCTTCTGTGTGGCACAGGCGTAGGGTTCTCTGTAGAGCGTCAGTTCATCAGTAAGCTACCGGATGTACCTGACCAACTGTTCGTGAGTGACACCACTATCGTAGTTAAGGATAGCAAAGAGGGTTGGGCTAAGGCTTACCGTCAACTGTTGTCCCTGTTGTGGGCTGGCGAGGTTCCTAAGTGGGATGTGTCTAAGGTAAGACCTGCTGGTGCTAAGCTCAAGACCTTCGGGGGACGTGCTTCTGGTCCTGCTCCTCTGGTTGATCTGTTCCGCTTTACTATTGAGAAGTTCAAGGGTTCTGCTGGTCGTAAGCTCTCGTCTATCGAATGCCATGACATCATGTGTAAGATCGGTGAAGTAGTAGTTGTAGGTGGTGTTCGTCGTTCTGCTATGATTAGCCTGAGTAACCTAAGTGATGACCGTATGCGTCACGCTAAGTCAGGTCAGTGGTGGGAGAACCAAGGACAACGTGCGTTGGCTAATAACTCCGTGTGCTACACTGAGAAGCCAGACATGGAGACCTACATGCGTGAGTGGCTTGCGCTAGTCGAGAGTAAGTCAGGTGAGCGTGGTGTGTTCAACCGTAAGGCAAGTAAGGTACAGGCAGCTAAGAACGGACGCCGTGACCCTAACTTTGAGTTCGGTACTAACCCTTGCTCAGAGATCATCTTGCGTCCTTATCAGTTCTGTTGAAACAAAGTTAGCAGAAGTAAAACAAGGTGAATTGCTGGGAAGCCTAAGTGTGAAAGCATAAGGTAATCAGCAGCCAAGCCCGTCAGGGATGACGTGGAAGGTTCAACGACTAGGGTGAGAGACTAGAACAGTTAATAATGCCCATACACTTAAGCGAGTGGAAGCGCCTTGCCCCCTATTGGGGTGATGATATAGTCTGATCTGCGGGGAAACTCGTAGGAGTATTTAGAGGTTGATATGAAGAACAGAGAAGGTTATGCAGTAATGGATAAAGAACGAGAGTGTACTAAATGCGGCACTATGTTCCCTAATAAAAGCAAAACTGTTACTCTTTGTCCTAAGTGCAACTCTGAAAGAGTGAAAGCAGAGTCACCGGAAAAGAAAATGTTCCGTAGGGCTAAAGCTAGAGCTAAAGAAAGAGGTTTAGAGTTTAACTTGGATAACTCTGACATCTCTATACCCACACACTGCCCTGTACTAGGGTTTGAGTTAGTTTGTCATAAAGGAAGATCGGGAGGAAACCCCAACAGCCCTGCCCTTGACAGAATTGACAACAGCAAAGGTTATGTGAAAGGCAACGTGATGGTTGTTTCTCACAGGGCCAACATGATGAAAGTAGACGCTTCGCCTGAAGAGTTAGTCATGTTTGCTGAGTGGGTTCTTTCTAAATACCGTTCGTAACTAGCGATTACGAGTGAACATAAATGAACTTGACTGAAGTAGTCGTGCGAGCTACAGACACACTAGAAGACCTAGAGCGTAAGGTTCGCCTTGCAACTATTATGGGGACGATCCAGTCTACCTATACACACTTCCCGTATCTACGTAAGATTTGGCAACGGAACACAGAAGAAGAACGCTTGTTGGGTGTGAGCCTCACAGGTATCATGGATAACCCGCTGATGACTTCAGCTAACAAAGGATTGGAGGAAACTCTTGAATATCTTCGAGGTATTGCTGTTGCTACTAATGCTGAGTGGGCAGATCGCCTTGGCATACCAGTGTCTGCTGCAATTACTTGCGTTAAGCCTTCTGGGACCGTTTCTCAGCTTGTCGATAGTGCTTCTGGGATTCATACTCGTCATAGCCCTTACTACATCCGCACTGTTCGAGGTGATAACAAAGACCCACTGACGCAGTTCATGAAGGATCAAGGTATCCCTAGTGAGCCTTGTGTTATGAAGCCAGAACAAACTACAGTCTTCAGCTTCCCCGTGAAGTCTCCAGAAGGCGCTGTAGTGCGTGATGATATGTCAGCTATGGAACAGCTTAAGACTTGGTTGATCTATCAGCGGCATTGGTGTGAGCATAAGCCATCTGTTACTGTGTCGGTTAAGGACGATGAGTGGATGGAAGTAGGCGCTTTCGTATATGAGCATTTCGATGAGATGTCTGGTGTATCCTTCTTGCCGTATGACGGGGGTACATACCAACAGGCGCCTTATCAGGAGTGCGGTAAGTCTGACTACGAGAAACTGAAGGATATTATGCCTAAGGCTATTGACTGGTCTAAGCTATCGGAGTATGAACAAGAAGACAACACATCTGGTATGCAGACTATGGCATGTTCTGGTGATAGTTGTGAGATTGTTGACTTGACATAATAACACTAGGCAACCCTGTGGTATATCTATGGGGTTGCCTCTAACTCAGATAAGGATTACAGATATGATTTCATACCCTAGAAAGTACATGACGAAGATTGATTACTTTGACACAGAGATTCTTGTAGACGTAGATTCTATAATGGGCTATTGGGATGCTTGGGTTGCACACCCTGAGATAAAAGAGTGTTGGGTTAAGATTGAGGATCAGCACTTAGGGTCTGAACTTCGTGACATTGCGAACCTTATCGAAGAGATGCTTGAAGATCGGCATGGTGTACAATAATGGTACAACAGAAGCCTAAACCTAAGACACGACGAACTAGAACTAAGCACGATGACAACAAGAAGTCTATCCCACTTGAGCCACTAAACGACAGACAACAGGAGTACATCTCAGCACTAGACAACAGTGACCAAGTGGTTGTCTTTGGTCCAGCAGGTACAGGTAAGACCTATGTAGTATCCACCTATGCGTCTGACTTGTACAACAGCAAGAAGGTCAACAAGATCGTCATTACTCGACCCCATGTAGCTGTAGGTAAGGACATTGGGTTCCTTCCGGGTGACTTGGGTGAGAAGTGTGCGCCTTGGGCTTTACCCGTCATAGATGTACTTGAGAAGCACTTAGGTAAGGGAGTAGTGGAAACTGGTATAAAGAACGGTAACATTGAGATTGCTCCTCTGGCCCTTATGCGCGGACGTAGCTTTGAGCAAGCCTTTGTTATTTGTGATGAGAGCCAGAACATTACCTTCCATGAACTTAAGATGCTAGTAACACGTATCGGTGAGGACTCTAAGTTGGTACTCAATGGTGACATCCAGCAATCTGATCTTAAGGACGGAGATGGGTTGACAAAGCTTGTACACCTAGTTAAGAAGTATATGTTACCTGTGCCTATCGTTGAGTTCACTACTGATGATATTGTTCGTAGTGGCATGACTAAGATGTGGGTAGAAACTTTTGTTAAGGAAGGACTGTAGAATGGCTAAAGAGAAATACTTTGTATATGACAGAGAAGAGAACATAATTGTAAGTTTCAACAACAAGAGAGACATGGCCCTTTGGTTCAACAGTCAAGACTGGTACGACAGTGACCCTAGCGAGGTCTGTACTGTGTTTAAGGGTGTAGAGATGCACATTCGTGTAGAACGTAAGGTTGTTGTAGAGGATAAGCGATGAAAGCAACATACATAGATTCAATGGGAACTGACCTCAGTGTAGTTAATGCAGCTAAGGTCAGCTTTGGTAAGCGTAGTGAGTGGATACCCGCTGGCTCTAAAACGGACCCTGACGGTACTAACTCTCAAATTATTGCTGGGAAACCTGTGGTACTCTCTAAGCAAGACCAAGGCCTAATCGCTTTCCTTGCTCGTGGGTGTACGTCTGGTGATTGGGAATCGTTTAGGCATGTTTTAGGTGAGACTTGGATGGATGAGACGGAGGAAGGAGACTTGGAGATTGAACGTCTGCTAAACCACATCCGTAAGATGCCTAGTCATTGGTCTCCCTTCGCTCACACAGCTATCTCACTGCACCTCAAGATGCCTATCTTCGTAGCTCGTCAGATTATGAAGCATACTACAGGCATTGAGTACAACGAGGTTAGCCGTAGGTATGTCGATAGTGAGCCTGAGTTCTATGTGCCTGATGTGTGGCGTAAGAAGGCTGACAATGTGAAGCAAGGGAGTTCTGATGAGGCAGTAGACTTGTACTGGGGTCCAGAGCATTTGTATGAAAGGCCTTTAGGTGTCTACAAACGTATGCTAGAGACAGGAGTAGCACCAGAGCAAGCACGTATGGTCCTGCCACAGTCCATGTACACTGAGGTAATCTCTACTGGTAATCTCTATGCTTGGGCTAACCTGTACATCCAGCGTAGTGACAGTCATGCACAGAAGGAGACACAAGACTTGGCTAAACAGATCGGTGAGATTATTAAACCTTTGTACCCTGTATCGTGGGAGGCACTATGTTCCTAGCAGGTTTTTTCTTTGGTATGGCCTTAACTATGTGGGTGCTGTTTGTGTTTGCACTACAAGATGAAAAACGTAAGAGAGGAGTTGAATGAATGATTAGAGTAGAGTACCAAGTTTACGAGAAAGACTCAGGTATGACAGTGGCGGGGTCTGACAATCTTAAAGACGCCCTACACTACCTAGAAGTTTACAACCAAGATTTCCCTCACGGTTTGTACGAAGTTACTTTTAAGGAGTTGAATGAATGATTAGCCGCACTTTAGACCAGAAAGAAACTATGTACACTATCAGCTTTCCGGAGGGGTCAGCAGAATCCCTTAACCGTCTTGCTGTGGTTCTGGAAGGTCTTATGCCAGAAGAGTACATTCAAGTAAAACAAGAGGCGGGGTTCTGCTACATAGGAATAACTACATACGAGGAGTTGACTGGATGATTGTAGTAGTGTACGGAGCTAAGTGGTGCGAGCCATGCCGTAAGGTTAAAGAGGAGCTAGAGGCTGCTGATGTACCTTATGTATTCAGAGACATCGACATTAACCTAATAGCTAAACAACACGCTCTGTCCATCCAGAAGACTATCCCCCTAGTGGAAATAGAGTCTAACAACGGTAACAGGGTGTCTATTGGTGGCTATGAGGACACTAAGGAAACACTAGACATCCTTCAGTTCATCATGCAGGAGTTCTAAACGACAAAAGCCCCCCTTCAGGTTTCCACTTAAGGATTCCCGAAGGGGGGCTTTTGTGATTCTAAGAGTTATTACGTTTGAATAGGTTGCTTATGTACCTTCCTATCTCAGAAGGACTAGGAGCTAACCACCCTAAGATCAGTAGCAGTATAAGCAGAGGGTCTACCTCAGTATTCTTTGTGGTACTGTTGTCTTGAACTACAGTCTCTACTGGACCCTCAGGTCTAAGCACAGGTCTAGATGAGTTGTTAACACCTATGGTCTGTGTGTTCTCTTTACCTATCTGAGTATTAGCGGCTACATTAGGGCCACCCCCAAGTAGGAATGAAGGTATTTTAGCGCAACTGCTTATAGGCATCAAGACCGAAAGCAGCAGCAGCAAACCCAAGGATCGGCCACGCAAGGACATTCACCATCTCCACATTACCTGTGTACACTATATAAGCTAGGCCCATCAGTAAGGCACCAGCTACTTCTCTTTTGTATGTCTTCTTTTCCATACCTATTTATCCTTTATGTTCAGCAGCAACACAAAAACTGAAGTATTGAACACAAACCAGATGTAGTTAGCGAAGTCTCTACCCCAAACATCCCCCAAGACCCAAGCGGTTGTCCAGCTAGATTGGGCAAAGAGGTAACTAAAAACTACCACGAAGCTCAGTACGTTCACGAAGCTAATCTTCTTTACTAACTTATCAGAGTAAAACACCAAAGCAACAAGGGCCAAGGCCATAGTTACTGTGTCCAAGTATGTCGCCATTCACATTCCCCTATATCATATTCTTCTAAAGGTGTTCTTCCCCCTGAAGACAGACAGCCCTCAAGACTTCCGTAAGAGTCATAGTTTCTAGTTTGACTGTAGTAAGGGCTTTCAGGTGTATGGCACACTCCGAAGGAAGACTTCTTAACATCGGGATAATACTTGAACTCAAAATAGACTGTAGTGGCGATAGAAAATACTACCAGACCAGCAATAAGGTATCCTAAGTTGTTCTTGATCCTATGTGGTCTCACTGCCCAAGTCCCCCTCTTACAACCCAAGCCACTACTGCTGAGATGATACCACCAACAGCAAACAGGATAGTCCTGTCTAAGAACTGCTGACGTTTCTCTTCTCTCTTAGCCATAGTTTCTACGGTTTGATTAAGGAGGGCTATGGTAGTATTCAACTGGTTCAGGCTGTCCTCTAAGGTCTCGTGAGATACCTCAAGCCTATCTAACCTTCTCTGAAAATCCTCGTCATTCACGGATACGTCTTTCGTGAGAGTTGCCAGTGAGGGCCGTCCTTAAAGGAACGCCAGTCTCCACCCCATTCAAGGTCTATCTCAAGCTCTTCAGCAGCCTGTTTCATAGCGACCTCAATAGGCTTGAAGTATTCCCAATCCCAAGTTAGGGGGTAAGGTGCGATGTCTACAGCATGACCTGTTAGGTGCCGAGAGTTCATCGTTTGAGATGCACCAGACTTAACTAGCTCCCGCTGACGGTTAATATTACGGATGCCTTCGATAACAGTGAAGTCTTGCTCAGTGATTTCGATTGCACGCTTAACTACAGCTACCAGATCAGGATGAACACCTGAGAGATTCTGTAGACTACGGGTTCCTAGTTTATATGCCATGTTGTGTTCCTTTACTTAAGAGAACTGAAGGATGTAGACAACGCCATCACCGCCGTCGTCACCAGTGCCACCGTTACCGTCATCACCGCCGTTCCCATATGGTTCTCCAAAGAAGCTGTATTTTGTTCCTATATCAGAGCCGGAGTAGTTCCCGTTTCGGGAATCCCGCGCACCTTCTGCGGTTAAAGTGTTGGCACCATCAGACCAGATAGAGTTTGAGCCAGTAGAGGGGGAGCCTGATGAAGAGCTTCCATTACCCCCTGTACCTACAGTAATAGTTGCGCTTGAGACACTGCTGACATCGATATATCCTATTGCTGTTCCACCCTCATACCCAGCATTTTCTGCGGCTCCTCCACCTCCTCCTCCAGTAATAAACACAAAGACTGCGTTGCATCCTGTAGGTTTTGTCCAAGTGCCACTTGAAGTGAACAACTGAACGCCGCGGAAGCCGCCCAACTTGAGAATATCGTCCAGCTTAAAGGTTACAGTCTCTCCATCTGCACTGTTACCTGTATCAGATACGTCAGTACCAATAACATGATCTGCCAACGCTGGTGGGGTATTAGGGTAGTTTGTTGTGTTGTTAATCTTTGCCATTATGCTACAATAGCCTCCAAATCATTTGAGCTTTCATCAAGAAGTACGTTACCAGATTCATCCAGAAGTGGACCAGAGATACCTGTGTAAACAGACTCGTCCATTTCCCGAAGGATCATATTTACCTGTATGTCGTTCTCAGAAATCCCAAGTCTCCAGTCAACAACCTCAAAAACTTTAGCGTTCCAGAATAGGTTATCAAAGGTGAGCATTACGTTGTCACCTACTCTTAGCTTTAGTGCTGATAGACCGAAAGCACCTGCAACAGTTTGCTGATATCTGTTACGCCTTAAGAAAGTCCTAGATATCCTCTGAGCCATAGACGAAGTGTCAGTAAAAAGTAAGTTCAATTCGGTAGAGGCTTCAATACCGTTGTCCTCTGATATGTACAGACTAGACTTTACCGGGGTGTAGTCATCCGGTTGATACTCTGTCTCAGAGCCTTTGTATTGACCTCTTACGCAGTTAAAGTTATCCCTACGACTATGCTTAGTGGCTACACTTATTGGGCCTCTAAGGTCGTCCTCTGTTAAGGTTAAGGTAGGGGTCTGGTACTCAGCAGCTAGAACAGCCCATTGACCTGCGTAGTTCCAGAAGGTACCCCCCATAGAAGATAACAAAGACCTAATTATGTCCTCTGGAGAAGCGTCAACAGAGAAGGAACCGTTGCAAGTGTACCTGTTTTTACCTGAGACATCTTCTTCACATACACCAGCAGCAGCCTCAAAGAGAGCTTCGTTAATGGAGGAAGATTCCTCTTGAAGACCTATGTCAGATGTTATGTAGTCTCTAATACACAAGGCGGGGTTATCGTCCCACCCAGAAGAAGATGTACGACTGTCATAGACCTTCTTGCCTCTGACCTTAGCTGTTATGACAGGGATACCAGAATCAAAGTTACTAGCCCCTGTGAACCTGACATACAGATAAGATATACCTTGCGCCCTATGATCAACAGTCCACTCACCTACAGCCGAAACCAAGTCACTGTCTGCTACCTGAGTGTCTTCCCCTAGATGCTCTTTTATTAGTACGTTCCCTGCGTACTCTGAGGGTGCTGTGACCTCTCCCGTAGTAGAGTTGTACGTTAGCTCTTCACCATTCAAGTAGACCGCTTGGTAACTGTCGATCTCATGTGCAGCAAAAGCAATGCACCTGTGAAAAGTGTCGTCTGTTACGGATGTAGTGCTAAGGGCTTGATAGAACACTGCGCCGCCCACTGCTGTCTCTCCGTACACTACTTGGTGAGGAAGTGCAGTACCTAGTTGGTTTACATTCTGATAACCCCTAGAAACATTAGAGGTTGGTCTAGTTGTGAGAGCGTTTAATGCGTAACCTAACGTAGCCCTAACAGCAAAATCAATAGCCAATGAGGCCGTAAGGGTTGTAGTGGTAATACCTGCTGTTATTAGACTTCCGCTGAAGTACGCCTGTGCTGTAGACGCAGCGGCAATTGCTAGTTCTGGCATTTTAGCTCCAATACATATCCGAGACATCTAGGTCAGAAACCAACATACCCTCTTGCCCTAAGTGGAAACAACGTCCAGCGTAGACTACACCAAAAGCATAGCCCATGACATCTTCAGACTTCTTAGCTACGATTAGACCGTCTCTAGGGTGCAGTGTTACTTCTCTAGTTCTTATGTTGTCCATAGCTTCTATGATGTCACTATAACCATAAAGCCTTAGGTTATCCCTATAAGCCATGTAAGCTTCTTTAGGGGTCGTGTACCCTTTGTACCAAGTATCAGGTAAGGGTTTATAACCTTGGACCTCTAAAGCAGCAGACACAAAAGACATGCAGTTATTAGAGGACCAAGAGAAAGACCTGTACATATTATCTACCAAATACTGCCTTACCCTGCCCATTTGAGACTCTCGCTTTGTAGTCTAGTTACAAACCCGAAAGCTTCGTCAGTGGGGTATCTGCTCTTTTGGTCTGCATCAGTATAACGCTTAATACGAGGTCTGTTAAGGTCAACCAAACGGCTTTCTACATCAAGGGTAATAGAGCAGGTATCTGGACCCATCTGGATATTCATCTGATCCATTTCACCGGAGAAAACCGTAGATGCGTAAGTTACCCCGTTAGATATAACACCAAACTTAACAATAGACTTACGACCTTGGTAGTTCTCTTGAAGGGCGTCGGCGATCAAACTTGTAGGTATGCCACTCAAAGTAAGCTCTGCACCATAAGCTGCGATATCACTAGACTCTCTGAGTTCTGAAATACCTAATAGTTCCCCTGCACCTTGGTAAGTGTTGCCATCTAAAGACAACTCCCCAAGACCTGACCACAAGTAGACCTGATTAGGGCTATCGAACTCAAGGTCCAGAGTAAAGAAAGGCTCTACTACATCAAGACCAATAGCACTGTTGATATTACTGTCGAGTTCTCTTGCCATCAGATAACCTCAATAGCGCTAAAGTTTATACCGTAGGAATTTATTTCGTTAATGCTCCAGCTAGTAGCTTTGTTGGCTAAACGAAAGACACCTTTAGGGCTAGAAAGTGTTATGGGGTCACTGTCAGAAGGAGAAGACCTCAGGTCAGGCCAGAAGTAAATGGTAGCCTCGCCAGATGCGTCTGTGTCTACATTCTGTATTACTTTATGCAACCGAGAAGTAGCACCTGAACCTAGCTGAAACCAATCTCCTGTCCTCAACCAGTTAGTCTGTGAAACTGTTGCACCGTTTACGTTAAGAGAGTTCCCAGTTTGAGAAGCCCCATTAACCAAAGGAGTGCCTCCCCCTTGTCCTCTAGGGGCTGTACTATTAGGGTCGTTAAGCAGGAAGGTGTTCTCTCCCCCGTTCAAAGACAGTTGAAACCCGACCCAATCCTCTGCCAAATCTCTACTGACAGGGGGAATTGAAACAGAAGCTGACCACCTTTGACCGGGGAACTTAAGTATTTGTTGAGAGAAAGTAAAAGGGCTTTCAGAGCGAGCAATAACACTCTCTGCCGTAAAACTTACCTCGTTGAAACCAATGGTAGTAGGTAACGAGAGGGGATAAGATATGGTCATCTAAATACGTCCTTTACTGCACCACCCCTTTTGGTTTGATTGATAACAGCCCCTACAGACTGCTTAACAATAGAAGGGGATGCCCTGCTTACAACACGGCTGCTGATTTGCTCTACTTTGGCGTTAAAGTTACCAGTGTCATCTACGAACACACGAACATCAACCCTCTGAGAACCACCTCCAGAAGACCCTGCTTTTGTGTGGTCTACTACAGTCTCTCTTGGGTGAAGCATAGCGAGATAGCCACCACGACCATCCATACCACCAGAGCGAGGACCAGAGCCAGTGTATCCACCACCATCAAAAGACTCAAGGGCGCTACCGATAAAGCCCATGATTCCTGAGCCTTTCCCGCTAGCCCTGTCAAAGCTACCAACCAACTGTTGAACTACAAGCACATCATAAAGCTCCTTGATTATGCTCCTAGCCATATCCTTGAAGGCATCTTCTACAGTCTTAGTGCCATCTACCATAGCCATAAAGCCATCCTCAAGAGAGCTTTGAGCGGTGTCATAGATACCTTGGATTTCAGCTATCCGTTCTTTCTCTTGGTTATAAGCCTCAAGACGTTTGATAGCACCTTCAATTGCACTAGCAGAGTATTCTCGTTCAGAGCTAGCGAGTGCCCGCATAACCTGTGCGCGTTCTTGGCTAACACCTAAGAGTTGCTCGTCTAGTGCTATACGCTTCATCAGGGAATCTAGGGCGTCTGCACTAGAGCCACCTCTTGGTAAGCTCTGTTGTGATCCCGACCCTTCTTGCTCTCTGATTTGTTGGAGGTATTCAAAGTAGTTGCTAAACTCTCTAGGGTCTCGACCACGACCTCCTGCAACACTTCCGCTAGAGATAGCGACAAGAGCCATGGCCTCCCTTACAGAAATTCCCAAACTATCCGCAAGAAGTTCTGCGGCTTTAGCTGCCCCTTGGACTCCGAGTTCAATGTCCAAATCCGCAAACTTACCACCAAACCTGTATACATCTTCTATCTCGGCAGCAGCTTCTTTAACCTCTTTAGTAAAACCCTCCGCGACATCTAAAGTGTTAATTAGGTTCTGTAGGAACGCTCTACCTGTCCTGTTGGCTGTAGCCTCAAAAGCTGAAAGGTTCTCAATGTAGAACTCTAGACTTTGGATATCTAAGTCTTCTACCGCCTTTTGAATGTTTGCAAGAGTTTGCTGGGTAAGAATCCCCTCTGCACCAAAAGCTTCAGCAAACTTTTCACCGGAGATTCGTCCTGCTGTATCCCCAAAACCCTCCGCAGTACCCCTAAGGTTCTGTGCTAAGTTTCCAAAAACCCTTTCAATTAAGTTCGCGTCGAACTCAGAAGAAAAAGCTTCCGCTAAGTCTTTCCACGCATCTTGAACTTCGCTTTCTCTTAGAGACGCCATCACAGTTGCAAAAGAACCTACAGCTTCCGTGACGGACTCTATTTTTTCTTGGAGACTCTCTACGCCTTCCGAGATAGATTTTATAGCCTTTTTAGCTTCCTTGTTAGACCTCATAAACGCAGCGCCTATAGCTGTCACAAGAGGTACCGCAATGCCAAGAGCCGTACCTATAGCTACATACCTACCCCCTAGAAGCGTCAAAGTACCTGCCATCTGTGTAGCCTGCTGACCAAAAGCAACCATAGCGTTCTGACCCGACTGGACCTGAACAAGAAAGTCACCTATTTGATAGCCTGCCTGTTGTGTCATAACTCCAGTACGGGACATGTGCTTAGACGATTGGACTGCTGCGTCTCCCTGTCTTTTCAAAGCAGAGGTAGTTTGACCTAAGGTCGCATACAGTTGAGTCTCTTCTTTGTCTAACCTGTCAACAATCTGACTGTATGTCTGGAGACTAATCTTACCGCTATTAACAGCTTTATCTAGGAAATCAAAAGCTTTATCAAGAGTTTTGGTCTTATTCGCAGCCGAAGTTACAGACGAGCCAATCTTGCCGAACTCTTTAGATACACCACCTGCATTGGTTGTAACATTAATATGGATATTGTTGTTAGCCATTAGCCACCCTCATATACACTGCATCAATACTCATAATAGCTTCGATCTCTCTAGAGCTAATTGGTGTCTCTGTCAGTTCTTTCCAAGCTTTAATTTGTTCGTAAGTAATCGGGTTAGGTCCGCTAAAACCAGCAGTACGGCTGTTGCTTAACGAAATAAAGGCAGACCAGACATGTGCTACCAACCGAGGGAACTCTGGTCCCTGTAGTTCTGGTGGCTTACGTCCGATCTGCCTCTCTACTTCTTCTAGGTGTGCTCTTTGAGAGACACCATTCTGATCGGGTTTATTTAGTTTGAACGTATGTTCAGCAAAGTCTTGTAGTTGCCCTACTAGGCCGTCATAAAAGCCTGAGAGTTATTCAGAGCCTCCTCAAGCTGAGGGCGTAGCCAGAACAGTTCCTCGTAGATAGCCTTAGCCTTAGCTGCTGTGAGCTTAGGTTGCTTATCGTCGTAGGTGATGTCCCAAGACTTAGTAGTTTTAGATAGTAGCTCTAGGCTAGCTTCTTCGATGTCTTGTGCTGTGAGGCTGATGTTACCAGTACCTTGAGCAACCTTAAGGCGCTTGTTGGTCTGCTCGTACATAGCTTCTTTGTAAGCCTTAGAGTGAGGTGCATGTAGTACAATAGTCATAGCACTACCGTCTTTATTGGTAAGAGGTTCACCATTAGCTGGGTGCTTGATCTCTACAGCTACTTCGTCACTCTTAGGTGCAAAATCTTTCAAATCCATTGTCGGGTTCCTTTGGTTTATATAGTCAGGTTAAGTCGGGTTAAGATAATTGGGGCCAGTGCCACCCGACACAGCACCAGCCCCTCCCTTGCGGGATTCTTATGAACGAGTGATCTTAAGGTTAGTTGCCTCAGTGCTATCATACAGAGAAACAAACGACATGTTGATGATACGGCTGTTAGGGCCATCTACACCAACGTCAGCACTGTTGATCTTGACACGAGGGAACAAGAATGTGTATGCGTTAGAGCCAGTAGGGTCATCTACAGACACAGACAGTTCAGTCTCAGTCTCATTCAGGAAACGATTGATAAGTGCATCATCCTCAAAATATGCGGTGATAGTGCCTTCGATCTCCGCACGACCTACCTCAAGACAAGGAGCGCTATCGTCACCTACGACGAAAGTAGGCGAGAAGGAATTGTTCAGGGTGAAGTCAATACCAGTTACGATAGCTACAGAAGAAGAAGCACCTACATTACCGATAGCTACAGCCCCGGAGTAAGCATCAAAAGGTGCATTACCAGAGGCTGCATCTTGGGTCTTCTCTGTGGCACCAATAGTCATATCCTTACCGACCATACCGAAGGTAGTAGTTACCATCTGGTTAGGTGCGATAGACAGACCCATAGTAGACACTGTACAACCAGTGAACAGGCGGGCTTGGTCAATATCAGCATTGTAGTCTTCGATAGAGAAATGCTTAGGGGTAGTACCTACCTTGAGTACGTCAGTAGCCCAAGTGTTGAGCATAGCAGACTCAAGGAAAGCATCGTAGTCACCTTTACGGAGGTCAGCAGCGATGTCACCCCCAGTTTGACGGTTGCCGTGGCGATCAACACGAGGCATACGGTCAGCTTGGATGTCGTTACCAGCTACTCGGTCTTTACTCAGGTTCAGCGATTGTGTGCTAAAAGGGAGGTTCGTGAAGTTACCAGCAGGTGTAGTGCCGAAAGTAGACTCGACAATATACGAAAGGCTGGAACGCGAACCCTGTGCGAAACAAGTCATCTAATTCTCCTAGTTGTAGATGAACCAGCCGATGGTGACTGGAATTAAATACCAAGGAGCATCAGTTAATCCGATGTCTCTCTCAGCGTAGTCAATACAAACAGTGTAAGTGTCACTGCCGTCATTGTAGCTAATGTCTGTGGTGGCCTCAAAGCCCTCAAGCAGTTTCTCTACAACCTCTTCACAAGCAGCAGGACCAGAGCCTTCAGGTGCATACACATTAAGTGCTAGTATGCCTCGGTACTCCTGTTGTGGGTTAAGCCCTCTGACAGCAGGTCTACGTAGTGTAGGCATGTAGGATACCCTGATGAAGCTCTGACCAGTTGTAGGCTCATAAGGGACGTTCTCATAGGCAATGTCAGGTAAGCCTGAGATGTTAGATAAGTGCGTCTCTAGTGTAGCCCTGATCTTAA